ATGACGGAAAAGCCGCAGGCCGGAGCGCACCAGCGCGCCGGCACGAGCCGCAAGTGCGGCGCACCCGCGTGGAGAAAGACATTCCTCGCCGAACTTGCCGCAACGTCCAATGTCACCGCTTCCGCCAAGAAAGCCGAAGTGACAACCTCGGTGGTCTATGAAGCGCGGCGCAATGACCCGGCGTTTTACCGCCGTTGGCGCGAGGCGCTGTGCGAAGGGTACGATCACCTTGAGATGACCCTGCTCCATCGCCTCCGCATCGGCGAGCTCAGGCCGGCGGTTGGCAAGCGTGGACGCACCTACGATAATGCCACCGCCTTCCGGCTGCTGTCCGCCCACCGTGAAACGGCGGCGCAGGAACGGGCAATGAAAGAGAATGAGGACGCTGACGCGATCCTCGCCTCCATCGACGCCAAGCTCGATCGCATGCGTCAGCGGGCACAGGCGGCGGCGACGGAAATGGCTGAAGATGACGCTTAGCAAACGGCTTGCCTGGTTACTCGATCAGCCTGCCGATGTCCGCCTCGCGCAATTGGCCCAACTCAGTGCGGCGCAACGGGCGGAATTCGCTACGCACTGGCGACTGTGGGCGCGTGAGCAACAGTTGCCGCCAGCGGGCGAAGCTTGGCGCATCTGGCTGATCCTTGCCGGACGCGGCTTCGGCAAGACCCGCGCTGGCGCCGAATGGGTGCGCGAGTTAGCGACCGATCCATCGGCGCGCATCGCGTTGGTCGGTGCGTCTTTGCACGAAGCGCGCGCCGTGATGGTCGAAGGCGAAAGCGGCATTATGGCGGTATCCCCTCCGCGTCGTCGACCGAAGTTCGAAGCATCGCTGCGCCGTCTGACCTGGCCGAACGGTGCGCAGGCGATGCTCTATTCGGCTTTGGAGCCTGAATCGCTGCGCGGCCCGCAACACAGCCATGCCTGGTGCGACGAGATTGCCAAGTGGGACAATGCCGCAGAGCGCGCGACTCGCGGATGGGACAACCTGATGTTCGGCCTGCGGCTTGGCGAACGACCACAGTTGCTGGCCACGACCACACCGCGCGCGGTTCCGCTGATTCAGCGACTCCTCGCTGATGACAGCGGCGACATAGCGGTGACGCGTGGACGGACCGAGGACAATGCCGACAACCTGCCGGCGCGGTTCCTGCGCGATATCCGGCGCATCTTTGGCGATACGCTGCTCGGCCGGCAGGAACTCGATGGTGAGATGATCGCCGACCTGCCCGGAGCGCTGTGGTCTCGAAAATTGCTTGAGGCATCGCGCGAAGGCGTCGCGATGTCGTCGCCCCGGCGCACAGTCATAGGGGTCGACCCTCCGGCCTCGGCCCATGGAGACGCCTGCGGCATCGTTGTTTGCGCGCTAGGCGAGGACGGAATTGGGCGGGTGCTGGCCGATGCCTCGGTCGTCCGCCCAAGTCCCGAACGCTGGGCGCGTGCCGTATCACGCGCTGCGCAGGTCTGGGACGCCGATCGCGTCGTCGCCGAAGCGAACCAGGGCGGCGCGATGGTGGCGAGCGTCCTGCGTGCCGCCGACGTCGCCTTGCCGCTCAGGCTGGTGCACGCCAGCCGGGGCAAGGCGGCCCGCGCGGAACCGGTCGCCGCGCTGTACGAGGCTGGCCGCGTCCGCCACGCCGGGTTGTTCCCGGCGCTGGAAGACGAGCTGTGCGGCTTGATGCCCGGAGGCGAATACCATGGTCCCGGTCGCAGCCCGGACCGCGCCGACGCGCTGGTCTGGGCGCTGAGCGAACTGATGCTCAAGCGCTCGGCTCAGCCGAAGGTGTGGATAGGTTGACCGGTTACCGAATCTGTTTTCATCATCGAAAGGCCCCTCATGTCCTTCCTTCAGACGCTGGCCGCTGCCTTCAAGGGCGGCGGCGATCGTGTGCCATTGGCGCGCACGCATGTTTCGCCGTGGGTCTTTGCCGATGGCGGCGGATCGCGCGCGCCATTCGATTATGCGCGCTCGGTGCGTCAGGCCTATCTCGAAAATCCGGTGGCGCAGCGTGCGGTGCGGCTGATCGCCGAGGGCATTGCCGGCGCGCCGCTACTGCCGACGGATGACAAGCTCGCTGCCCTCGTTACCGCGACAAGCGCCGGGCAATCGCTGCTCGAAACGCTGGCTTCGCACCTGCTGCTGCACGGCAATGGCTACGTCCAGGTGATGAAGGACGCCAAGGGTCGTCCTTGCGAACTGTTCGCATTGCGGCCCGAGCGTGTCAGTGTCGTGGCCGGGGCGGACGGCTGGCCTGAAGCCTACGCCTATCGCGTCGGAGAGCAGGTGCTGACAATCCCGGTGCTCGACGAGGACGCATCGCCCAACATCATCCACATCCGCCACTTCCATCCTGCGGATGACCACTATGGCGCGGGTTGCCTGACTGCGGCGGAACAGGCGCTGGCGACCCACAACGCCGCCGCCTGGTGGAACCGCCAGCTGCTCGAAAACGCCGCGCGGCCTTCGGGCGCGCTGGTCTATGACACGGGGGACGGGGCCGGGCTGACCGGGGACCAGTTCGATCGCCTGAAGGAAGAGCTGGCCCGCGCCTATGCCGGGGCGAGCAACGCGGGTCGACCCATGCTGCTCGAAGGCGGGCTCAAGTGGCAATCGATGAGTTTGACGCCGGCGGACATGGATTTCGCGACGCTGAAAGCCGCCGCCGCGCGCGACATCGCACTGGCGTTCGGGGTGCCACCGATGCTGCTGGGCCTACCCGGTGATTCGACCTACTCCAATTATCGCGAGGCCAACCGCGCGCTGTGGCGGCTGACCCTGTTGCCGCTCAGCGAGAAGATCTTCGCCGCGATTGCCGAGGGGCTGGCCCCATGGTTTCCCGGTGCGCGGCTGGCGATCGACCTCGATCGCGTGCCGGCGCTGTCGGAAGACCGTGAACGGCTATGGGCGCAGGTATCGGCGGCAGACTTTCTCAACGACACCGAGAAGCGGGCGTTGCTTGGCCTGCCCGAAGCCCCGGCAGCCGCGACCACCGACAAGCCGACGGCCCGCAGGATTGTGAAGTCACCGCCGAATGATAAGGAGAACAAAAAATGAACAACGAAGACCTGCTCGCGCAACTTGTCGCGCAGGCTGCGGGCGCGGGCACAGACCTCGTTACCTTGCGCGCCATCGTCGAGGAAGCGAGCCAGTTGGGCGCACAGCGCATGGTGGCCCAGCTCGGCCTCGACGACGATGGCGCGCATTCTGACCTGTCCGAACTGCGCGAATTGCTCCGTGCCTGGCGCGACGCCAAGGCCAGCGCCTGGCGCGCGGCGGTTGACTGGGTGGTGCGCGGAGCGCTGGCGCTGCTGCTGATCGGCATTGCCTATCGACTTGGCGTGGCGGAGCTGCTGCGATGAGTTCGGCGATGTCGCTGCGTTTTGCCGGCTATGCCGCGCTGTTCGGCAAGCGCGATGCCGGACGCGACCTGATCCGCCAAGGCGCGTTCGCTCGCACATTGGCAAATCGGCGCGATCCGTTGCCGCTCCTTTGGCAGCACCGCGCCGATTTGCGCATCGGCTGGGCAGAGACCGTGGCCGAAGACGAGAAGGGCCTGCGTGTCGTCGCCAGGGTCGACAACCCCGATGGTGGCGCGGCCATGGCGCTGCGCAATGGCAAGGTCACCGGCCTATCGTTCGGCTATCGCACCATTGGTAGCCGCACCACCGGCGAGGGCCGGGAACTCTATGATCTTGAACTGATCGAGGTCAGCCTGGTCACCAACCCGATGCAGCACGGCGCGCGGGTGCATCTCGTCATCTGATCTCCGCCCACCTCCAGTTTGTCCGGCCGTCCGATTGGGGCGGCTATTTTTGTGAAAGGTAAATGCCCCATGGAAATGATCCAACCGGTAGAGGCGATCGACGCCTCGTTCGATCTTGTCGCCCGCCAGGACGCGACTGACGAGGCGATCGGTGCGCTGCGCGCCGATGTCGACGACGTCAAGGGCCGACTCGACCGCGTTTCGCGCGCCGCCGCACGTCCCGTGCTCGAAGGCACGGTCGCCACCGCCATGGCGCCCGAGGTCAAGAGCTTCGTCGATGGCTACCTGCGCCAGGGCCGCGAAACCGAACTCAAGTCTCTGTCGGGTGCGGTTGCTGCCGATGGCGGCTATGCCGTCCCGCGCGAAATCGACGCGATGATCTCTGCTCGCCTCAAGAACATCAGCCCGATCCGCTCGATCGCGCAGGTCGTCCAGACCGGCACCTCGGGCTATCGCAAGCTGGTGACTACCGGCGGCACCTCGTCGGGCTGGGTCAGCGAAACCGCCGCGCGCCCCGCGACGAACACCCCGCAGTTCGCCGAAATCGCTCCGCCCTCGGGCGAACTTTACGCCAATCCGGCGGCGAGCCAGGCGATGCTCGACGACGCGGCTTTTGCCCTCGAACCGTGGCTGGCCGATGAGATCGCCATGGAATTCGCCCGCGCCGAAGGTGCCGCCTTCGTCAATGGCACCGGCACCAACCAGCCCAAGGGCTTCCTGGGCGCGCCCACCAGTGGTGCCAATGACACTGCGCGACCGTTCGGCACGCTGCAGTTCGTCGCCAGCGGCAATGCCGCCGGGTTCGACACATCGCCCGAACTCAAGCTGATCGACCTTGTGCATTCGCTGAAGGCCGGCCATCGCCAGGGTGCAAGCTGGGTGATGAATTCGGCAACACTGGCCGTGGTGCGCAAGCTCAAGGCAGCCGACGGCTCGTTCCTGTGGCAGCCGGGCCTGATGGAAGGCCAGCCCAACCGCATCCTTGGTTATCCCGTGGTCGAGGCCGAGGACATGCCCGATGTCGCCGCCAACGCCTTCCCGATCGCGTTCGGCAACTTCCGCGCCGGCTACCTCATCGCCGAGCGCAGCGCGACCTCGATCCTGAGGGATCCGTTCACCAACAAGCCGTTCGTGCACTTCTACGCGACCAAGCGGATTGGCGGGCAGGTGCTCGACAGCGATGCGATCAAGCTGCTGAAGATCTCGGTCTGATCCGCGCAGTCCGCTGCCCGGACGTGGTGGCTGGCGGCTGAGGCCGCTGCCGCCGCGTCGCGCCCGCGCCGTTCCCTTCCCCTGCGGCGCGGGCGCTCCCTTCTTTCCCAGATCAGCAACAACGGAGGCCGCGATGAAGCGGGCAATCGTAACGCCGGCGGTGCTTCCGCCATCGGCGCTGGCCGAACTCAAGCAATGGCTCGGCATCACGACCGCGCACGACGATGCGCCGCTCGCCGCGCTGCTGCGCATGGCGCTGGAAACGTGCGAAGCATTCACAGGCGTCATGCCGATCGAATGCGTTTGCGAGGAATTGCTCGACGCCACTGGCGGCTGGCAGGACCTTTCTACCCGGCCAGTGCAGGCAATAACCGCCGTGCAGACAATCCAGCCTTCAGGAGCGCGAACCAATCTAGCGGCATCCGATTACGCAGTCGATCTTGGTGCCGACGGGACTGGACGAGTCATGATCCTTGTTCCGGACGAGGAAAACCTCGTTGCGGTTCGCTTCACCGCCGGTCTCGTGCCGTCATGGGATCAGTTGCCAGAGGTGCTGCGTCAGGGCGTGATCCGGCTCGCCGCGCACCAGCACCGTGAGCGAGAAACCAGCGGTGCGGGACCGGTTCCTCCAGCCTCTGTAGCGGCGCTGTGGCGACCGTGGCGGCGGTTGCGGCTGGTATGATCACCGCCGATCCCCAGCCGTCGTTCGCGGCGCTGGCAAGACGGCTGACCGGCAAGGTCGCTGCGCTTGCCGAGGCGCGCAAGGGCGACGCCCTGCTCCAGGCGAGTGGCGATCCCCGCCGCTGGCGTCGTGCCGCGCTGCTTTGGCCCCTGTTTACGAAAGGATGACGCGCCATGGAGATTGCCCTGCGCGCAGCACTTGTCGACTGGCTCGCCGCCGACCCGGTGCTGGCCGCTGAACTTAACGCAGTGGCCGAAGAAGCGCCTTCGCGTATCAGCCTGCCCTGGCTCGCCATTGCTGCCAGTGCCAGCACTGACTGGAGCTGCAAGACCAACCACGGACGCGAGGTGCGCGTCGCCCTCGAACTGCATTGCCGGGGGGACCGGCCCGATACGGCGGCATCGCTGGTCGGGGCGATCGAGGCGCGGATCGAGGCTTTGCCATCTGCACAGTCGGGCTTCCGCGTCGTCAACGCCCGCTTCCTGCGCGCCCGAGCCGAACAGCGCGGCGAAAGCCTACGCGCGATCCTGATCGAATACACCTTCCGCCTGCTTGTAGACTGA